TTCATTTATTTTAAAATCAACATCCGTACTAGCTCCAGGTCCAACTGAAAAAGATGTTTGGGATGCAGTTAACCATCCTATTCCAGATGGATTAGCTATTTGAATTGAAACTTGAATTGGTTGCTTATCATTATTAGTGATAGATGCACCTGTTCCATTTATGAATTTGTTTCCACCCTTCGAATTTATTTTACCATATATAGCAGGTTGGTTTGCATCTGCTTTGGTTTTTATTTTAACAATCGCAACTTCATTCACAACATCTGCACCAGCCGCTTGTGCTTGTGCTTGTGTACCTTGTACAATTGCTTGTTGATTCTGAACTGCTCCCAATTGAGATTGTAAACCTTCAATGATAGAATTCAATGAATCAATTTGTTTAATTAAGGCTTCAATTTGTGCTTTAAATCCAGTATTTTGTGCTTGTAAAGATGTTCTTAAAATAGATTCATCTACGGATTTTTGAACTGCTGTTTGTATTTGTAAAGCAAATTCGTCAATCGTTTGAGTTAATGTTTGCAATTGATTTACTAATGCATCATTTGTTTGTTCAATCGTTAATCTACTATTAATTTCGGTTTGAACTTGCCCTTTTAAATCAGTTATTTGTACATTTAAATCAACTACTGTTGCTGTTAAATCAGTTACCTGTTTTCTTAAATCTTCATTCTCAACAACCTTTTCATCGTACAATGGTTTTGGAACTAAATCCAAATTGGCTGTTGGGATATCCGGTTTCAACTCCGTTACTACTACATCTACTGCTTTCAATAATTCAGTAGTATCGTATTTGTTTTTATTTAATTCTTTAAATACTAACGATGATGCTACATTTGATTCTTCAACAACAGTAATTCCATAATTATTTTTAGCAATAGCTTGAGAGCCAGATATACTAAGAATTGATTCTAATTTATTCTGTCTTTCTTGTTGTAATTTTTCTGCTATTGCTTCTAAGCTTGTTGCCATTTTAAACTATTTCAAATGTTGTTTTATCATCTATGATATAATCTATACCACTTTGAGTTATTTTTATTTTAAGTAGATACACTCTATTAATTGGTAATGCATTTAAATCCATAATAAAATAATTACCATTTGAATCGCATTGTAATTTAGTAAATTCTCCAAAAGGGAATATAACTTCACCTGTTACATAATCTTCTAATTGATAATATGATGTAGTGGGTAAATAGCTTGTATTATCATAATCAAATGTTCCAGAAAATGTTCTTAATGGGTATAATTCTCTACCTTTAATTCTAACCTTAACTCTACTATTTTTTTGATACTTTGATTTAAGATTTGTAAAGGATATTTTAAAATTCTCTTCAGGTATCGGAGTTAATGAACCTGTTGTAAAAGTTACACCATCCCAAACTACTTCTAATTTTGGTTCGTATATCGTATGAGTTTCTTTTGAAAAGAATTTTAATAAACCATAATCATTTGTATCATTTTCGGCTGTTAAACTATGTCTAATTACAAATCCATTGTTTGGTATTGAACCACTATTCCAACGAGTTACTATATTTGTAACATCCATCCTAACATCATCAGATTCATAAGAAAATGATTGAGATGCCATAGATGCGGTGTACCAAGTACCACCACCACCATTCGATATAGAACCTGTATCTGAACCGCTTACATATGAATTATAATATCCAGCTACACCACTCATCCATTCGGTTTGGCCATCTCTATAATACCAACTAACCCCTTCGGTTGTTATATTATCAAATTTAGTACCAATGCCCATTTCCCAACTTTGAGAAACTGCATTTGCATATATTGTATACTCTAAAGGAATTTCTTCCGATGTAGATGAATGTAATACTAAGTAAGCTTTCCAGCTTCCACTAATATCTCCACTTGCAATCGATTGCGAAATAGGAGTGTTATCAAATTTAATTAACGCTCTATGGATATCTTTAGTAGCCCCATAATAAAGTTTACCAACTTCCAATATCTCATCTCTACCAGAGTTTTGATTTGGTTGTTGTAAGTAAATACTAGCATCGTATGATGATGTGAAAAATTTATGCATTATAAAGCCCTCCCTTTTATGTCTTTGTTAGGATATTTTACTTCGAAGATACACGGGTCTAAAGATGGATAAACTATCTTTCCTTTTGTAGCTTCGTCTATATTGTAATCATTAGCCGAATAAGAACCATCTACTCTACATAAGTTACCAATCTTTACAGATGGAACACTCATTACACCTTCTACATTAGCTAATATCAATTCCATTTCTGAAATGTTTATTGGTTTATTAAATGTCCAATTATCTATTTCAAAATATGATTGTATTTGTGTTAAACAATTTGTAAGTACTTCTCTTTTGTTATAGTTTGAATAACATATTATTTCAAAATCTACACCAATATTAACTACATACCCATCTATTATATTAACAGCGTCAGTCATCATTCTATATTCACCTAAATAGGTTTTAAGATTTTGCTTAACTGCTTGGTTCAATGTAGTTAATTTTTTATTACCATCGTATCCCAATACATACATATTGATTGCGAATGGATTATTAACTTCATTTAAAGATGTCTTTTTGTTTGCTAAAAATTTAACTAATTCTTTTTGTATATCAACTTTACTACTATTTTTTAAACTATCTACTAAATTTGTAAATTCAGCCAATGTATTTGGATTAGCAAGGATAGATGAAGGTGAGTTATTATCGATTTCACCATCTTGAGAAACATATACTTTAGCAACACTGCCATATCTTTCTGGCATACTCATTGCTCTAACAACATAATCTTGTTTAGTTACTGCTCTATTTTGAGAACCAAAGTTTGCTAAAGCGTTTTGTCTAATTTCCTCAATTGATTCAGCCCCTCTTCCTCCAACAGCTGCTTCTAAATTTTCAACTGCTACCGATTGTTTCATAGTAGAATAAAGATTTAAATCAGCTACTGATAATAAATCTTCTTCGAATTCTACTCTACGAATTGTGGTTAAATCTCCTTGATTAACATTTGATTCTACACCACCACCAACCAAATATTTAATGGTTAATGTTTTATTTGCAGGAGCTACTCCTAATGTGTTTGTCTTTAAAAAGTTAGATGGGTCTATTCCTTGATTTAATCTAGTTACCGAATTAGCTAATCCTAACCCTACATTTTTTGTATTTGGTAATAATGTTTCATCTCCTGTAATAGATTTACCTGCTCCAAATTGTATATCAATAGTGTTATCTGAATTAACTTTTACTGAAAATCTACGAGGTACTTTTTGTACTTCTAAGATATATGGAACAGTCGATGAATATGATGATAATTCACTATTTGATTCAGTATTTGGTTTTTCAACAAATATACTTTCTTGTGCCAAATAAGGAACTTCATAATATTTGTTAGAACCTTCCATTAATGATGTAATCTGAATTATATTTGTATCACTAATTGTTACACTTGGATAATCAGTAGAATCCGAAAGCGTTGCAGTTGTTTCCTTTTGTGTTGCGGAAATAGCTTTTACTTTTTTAGTTATCAAATAAAGGGTTGGTTCTCCCGTTGATGTGTTTCTTTCATATACATCAATTTCTCTATCGGTTTCGTTTTCAAAATCAATAGAATCAACAGTTCTAAATGTTATGCTAGAATTTGTAGTAGATGTGATTTCCATACCATCTTTTATTTTAAGATAATATGAACTATCCGGCGTATTGTTTACACCAGTTCCAATTGATGGAACTAACTGATATACAGTCATAGTAGTTACAGCAGGAGAAGTTACTTTTGGCTTATACCCCATCGATTGTGCCAACGATACAACATTTTTCCTTTCACTAGCATACGCTAACATTGATTCTTTTAATTGCGTATCTTGGTAAAACGATAACACATCTCCAATTGCTGCGGCCTGTTCTATGAACACCATACCAGGCGAAGCTTCATTGAAATCTGAATATGTATCTGGGAAATATGTCTTAGTAAAATCTACAAGATTCTGCTTTAAAGTTGAAAAATCCTTTCCAACATAATTTAAGTTCTTTGTATCACTACCCCAACTTTTATTTAAAGGTTTAATGGCCATTTTTAATTATTTACATTTATCGTTACTGATTCTCCTAAGTTTCTATTTGATTTTAATGAAAACTTTAAATCCAACGATACAGTGTTATTATCTATATCATTCTCATCATAATCAAATATTATTTCATCTATATTCAAATACGGCAACCACATTTCAACTGCATCTAATATAGATGCTTCTATTTTTTGTTCAATTTGTCCTTCTATTATTGGTTCAAAAAGAATCCTCCAAATATCACATCCAAATTCAGGCTGCATTAGTCTTTCACCTTTTCTTGTTAAAATTAGATTAACTAAACTATCTTTAGCTTGGTTTAATGTAGTATAGTTAACAGCAAATGCGCCTCCACTATCGGATGTTTTATTGATACCAATTCCAAGTATCTTATAATCATTTTCCGTTAAATCTACTACATTAACTTTACCAAGCTCTATTGCCATTATTAAAATCTTTTAACTAATTCCGAATAATCTCTTGTCAATGCCTTTGTTAATGCATCTAACCCAGCATTATCACTCATAGGTATTTGATGGTCAGGCATCATATCGGTTGAATAATTCATTGTTTCCCAATCTTCCTCCATTGTTCTTTGAGGTTGAATTGCATCTAATATACTACCACCTCCAACGCCATTCATTGAACCTTCTGCTCTATGAGCGGCTGTAAATGGTTGAGTTGCATTTAGAATTTCGTTTATCATAGGGTCTTTTGTAAATTCCCTTTGAGGTGCTTTTCTTTGTTGAACTTGTTGTACAGGTTGTTGCTTTCTAACCTGTGTTGTTGGAACTTCTGTTAATTCTCTTAATGATGGTGTAGAAGTTTTCTTTTGTGAGTTCAATGTAACCACACCAGATTTGATAAGTTTAGCAAGTTCTTCTTTAACTTGATTCTTAACTTCATTTTTTACAACTTCCTTAATTAAAGTTACTAAAATTTCTGATTTCATAAAAATTATTGTTCTGTTTGTTAATAAATATTGAAACTTAAAATTTACCCAATTATACTATATGAACTCCATTGTAATATTGCTGGAGCAGGTGGAGCGGGTGGTGGGTATTGTGCCATTATTGACATTGTTCCACTCGTTCCTAATAGATGTAGTTTTGCTACATTTACAAATGGACCTATCATTATATTGGTAGGTTCTGAGAATACCAATGTTGGTGGTATAAACCATATATTTGGAATATTAGGTATTAATCCATTTATAGCATCATATGCCATAGCTTCTATTTCTTCCTTTGTTGGTATTTTACTTTCTACTTCTTTTTTAATTTCTTCTTTTGTTGGTATTTTCGGTATCGATATACCTGGTAAATCTATCTTAGGTATGGCACCATTTATTGTATCTTTTACAAATTCTTTAACTTCTTTTTGAGTAGGTTTTGGATTTGGAATTGATTCAGATAAAGCTACTGCCGTTTGAATTACTGCGTATATTGGTTGTAATATAGTTTCTTCAATCGGTTTAATTAATTGTTCTGTAATTATCTTAATCGCTTCTTCTAATGCTTTTTTCTTAGCTTGCTCTATTAATTCTTTCCTTTTAGGTAATTCGGGAAATGGAAATTTAATAGATGGTTTAAATTGAGAACCAATTGATGGTTTTTTCTTTTTAGCTTCTTTTAACTTTGCAACTATCTCCTTCCCTGCCAAAATAGCCGGATGGTTTTTAATTTCCGGTGCTAGTTCTTCTTTGTTTTGAATCTTTTGGATAGTTTCGTAAACATTTACAGTTAAAGATGGAGCGGGTGCTGGTAATGGAATCTCTATTGTTTTACTTTTAAGTGCATCCTCTAATGCTTTAAGGGCTTCTACTTCAGCTTTATGTTTTGCGGCTGAAATGGCTAATGATATGGGATTAGGTCCTATATTCATAATTGTTCCAGGCGCAGGTGGTGTCATTTGCCACCCTAATGGTTTTAACAATGGACTTGGTATTGGTGCCATTTCTGCTCCCAACCAATATGCATCGAATGCCGATGGATATATTTCTTGTAAAATATTGAAATTCTCACCATCCGAATCAGTTCCTTTTTTTAATGCTCGTTTGATAACATCAGCCATACCCTTAACATTCCCATTTATAATAGGAACTCCATAAATCATATCACCACCTCTTTTAATACATTTATCATATTCATTTGCATAAAATTCAGCAAATGAATCCGGGTCTTTTGAAAATTGACCTGTAATCATTGATTTTAAAACATTAACTTTGAATATAGTCCAAGACATTATGACTTACTTAAATAATTTCTTGCTGAAAGAATTGTGTTTAATCTACCCTTAATTGCTTCAAATTCTGCTCTATTAACAGGTCCAGCTGGTGTAGGTCCTACTGGTGTTGCATATATTTGTTTATTTATAGCAGATATTAAATCTTGTAATATTTTTACCAATTCACCACCCAATACCATTTTTTGTACATCTGCACCTGCGGCACCTTCGCCAGTATCTTTACCTAAATAAATTTTACCACCACTATCTGAATTAAGGAATATCTTATTGTTTCCTTTAGAATGTAGTGTTATAGTTTTATCCGTATGTAGGTAAATATCTTTTGCAGAATCAACTGTGAATCTACCATCGGTTATAATACCGGTATTCTTTTTACCAAATATAATAAATTCGTTTGCCTTTGCTGATAAAACTATTCTATCGGAATTTACAAATAATTGGTCACCTTTTAAATCAGATGATGATGGATATTCGGTAAATGCTTTCTTTTCCTTTTTAATCGTTTCTAAGAATGGAACTTTTACTTTATTAGATACCATATAAATGGATGTACCATCTTTATTGATATCTTCATCAACCAATTCACCAATCTTCTTAGAATCTAATTCAGGGTTTTGTTTATTTCGTAGATAAATGCCAGGTGAAGATGTTTTACCATCCTCTGTTAAAAAAAACTCACTAAAACGAATAGTGTTACCAACTCTACCCTGTAAAATAGTATCTCCTTCTCTTGGATTTAAAAACTTAATCTTTTCTTTTACTTCGTATGGTTTTTTTTCAGATTCGGTTTGAGTAGCAGGTTGATTTGGTGTTCCTGTTTTTTTAGTTTCTCCATAAGCTTTATTGCTAGAACTATCTTTGGATTTAGCTACTTCCTTTTCTTTTGAAACTTCTGATATTTTGTAATCTTCTCTATAA